GAAGAACTGAAATAGATGGATAGTTTGTAGCCAAACGAGAACAGATGGCTCTATACATGTTTAGAATAAGGTTGATAATAAGTTGGTTACGACCGGGTTGGTTTCGTAATGTTACATATTGTTGTAACGACTTATCATAACGAACATTTTGTTGTCCATTGAGATACATCAAAGATAAGTCCCAAATACGAGTTTGGTCTAGCTTTGAGTTCTTAGAACTTTGTATTACTGAAGCAATACCTTTAGGGTATCCATCTTCATCAAAACGAGAAATATCACCATCAGTTGTGCTGTCATAAGCCATGTTGTTACCCGCCTAAGTTCATATTGCCGCCTATTGCACCGGCTTTTTGTAATATACCTAGAATATCTGTGAAACCACCAGCAGCTTTTGAGCCACCTGTTTTTTGCTGTGATGCAGCCATGTTTGCCATTTTTTGTTGTGCTGTATTTGGCATTCCTTGTGCTTCTGCTGTGTCGGCTTCTGCTTCTTGTACTGCTTGTTGTGCTCTTTCATAACCAGAACCAGCAATAAGTTCTCCTACTGGAGCAACGGCAGCACTACCCATTTTAGCACCAGTTACTGGGTCTCCAGCCATTGCACCAAGAACACCACCAACAATAGCACCACCAAGAGGTATAATATCTTCACCTAAAGCTCTTGTAAAGGAACCTCTTTCTTTGGCTAGTTTATTATAGGCAGCTTGTGCCCTAACAGATGCGGCATTTTTTTTAGCTTCTTGTTCAGCAACCGCAGGGCTGAAAATACCAGCAGATAGTTTAGGCATTGTATCTTGCTCCTAATGTGTCGTAGATGGACTGACCTTCTAGTTCTTGGTTTTTCAAAGTCACTTCCATAAGTTCTGTTTCTTTTGTTGTTTTATTTGTATGTGATATTACCAAACCTGAAATATTTTTTCGTAATATTTGTAACTCTTTTAGAAAAAAATATAAAGCAACTGAAAAAACAACTGATAAAAACCACATACAATAAAGCATATTTTATTCCTTTATTACAGAAAAGGGTTGGTAGCCCAGCAGTATAACCGCCAAAACTACCAACCCTCCCCCATTATTCTAACTTAGAATGCTACACCGATAACCGCACCATTTGCATTTGGTCTCTCGCAGTAAACATCTGAGTAGAGGCGGTAGTAACCTTCGTAGGCATCTACACCACCCGCACCGACACCAGCACGGGCAAGGATGTTGCCGTCGAGGTCAGCGAAACCGGGTTTTTCTAGTTCAGCTAGTTTCCAAACTTTGGTGTGTAGGAACCATAGGTAGTGTTGACCAGCATCAACTGAGACCTTGATAGGAATACCATTGAAGCCTAGACCACTGAAGCCACCATCACCTTGTTTTGCTGAGTCTGTTAGCTTGAAGAGGTTAGCAGCATTTGCACCTACGAGTAGGTTTGTGTATGAGGCTCGTTGAGCAGGGTTCATCATGATGATATCAGGTTGGAGACCTGAGTCAGTATAAACACTATCAACGATACCTTGCATACGACCTAGAGTTAGAGGAGCGAATGTACCATAGTTAGCATCAACACCATCGGCATTTTGTGTAAAGATGCTGTTGGTTTGAAGAGCGACATTGAAACCACCAGTTGCATCTGTGCGGTCAACACCGAAGTGAGCACGGGATGAAAGGTTGGTTGCAATACCAGTTATTTCAAGCTGTGCATCTTGGAATGCTTGAGAGCCGTTGGTTGTAACACCAGCAACGATGGTTACTGCGAAGCCTGCTGTGTTCTCTAGACCAGCATTGGAAGCTGTTAGAGTGTCGATGGTATCAGCACCAAGAGTTGTGATGGTGATAGTATCGGCGGCAAAGTCAACTGCGGAGATAAAGCCTTCGTTGTTAGCAGCACCAGCAGCAAAGCCGTATGAGTCTGTACGGACTAAACGAACAACTAGTTGCTGACCAGCAGCAATAGCAGCATTTCGTTTACGAGCTAGTTCTTGTAAGTCGCCAGAGAAAGGATAAACAACACCACCAGCAGCAGCATTGTTTAGAATACGACGATGTACATAACCCATAACGATGTTACCTGAGAAGCAAGCAACATTGGCTCGTTTACGAACATCTTCTACTAGTTTGCGAAGTTCTAGGTCGATGTAGTTACCGAAGCTGTATGCACCTTTAGCAGATGAGATAGCAGGTCCAGTTATTTGGAAACGACCATAAAGGAACTTAGCAGTAATGTTGAGTTCGCTGTAGGTTTCTTGACCAGCAGTAGGTAGAGCAGCACCTTCAGCGGCGAAGCCTACACCTTGGTTACGACCAACATGGACTGGAACGATAACTCGTTTACCTGACCAGTCGAGTTTTGCTTTCTCGAATAGTTCAAGCATGAGTACTTCTTGGTTTAGCTGTTCTGCGACAGCAGCGGCATAGAAGTTCTTTAGAACCGCTTGTAGGGTTGTAATATTAGCAGCCATTTTATTTCCTCCTTATAAGTGTAAAAGCTACATATTTTGTTTTAGAAAGTCATACAAAGCATTACGAGCTTCATCCATTGTTTTTGGACTTCGCTCACCAGTTACCGACTTACCTACTAAAGAACCGCCTGCTGGGTTTATTCTTGGAGGTGCAGAAGCTGTCTTTACAGGAGCTTTTTGACCGCTTTGAGATAAATAGTCAGCGATAGCTTGTTCTCTAACTGACATAACAAAGGTGTTGTATTGTTCAGCAACAGCCATAATGTTAGTGTCGGGGTTTTCAATAACAGCATTTAGCAAGAGTTCTGAGGAAACATTAGGATACTTTTGTTGAGCGACTTGTATCTCTCTTGTAAGTTCCATTTGAGCTTTATCAACTTCAAACTGATAGAGTTTTTGTTCTATTGTTTGTAGTTTTTCTGTATAGGGGTCTACACTTTCTTCAGCTTCTGTACCTCTATTCCAAACTTCATCAAAATAACTTTGTTGTTGTTTTGGTTGCTCTTGTTGTCTAGCGGTGAGTTGGTTTTGTAAGTCGGCAAGTTGTTTTTCAAGGTTAGAAACCTTGCTTTTATATTCATTTCTTGCTTCAATAACACTTTTGAAACGGGAATATGGAACGGCATGTCCTTCTTCGTTTGTGGTTGTCTCAGTAGGCGATGCTGAAACTTCTTTTTCCGCCTGTTCTTGCTGTGTCTCTATTCCTCCAGTATATTTGCTGTTATCATTCTCTAGTCCGCTAGTTTGAAACAGGTTAGCGACTTCCTGTTGTTGTTCCGTTGATAGGAAACTCATATTCGCTTTCTCCTTAGCCCACTTTTTACCGAGGTTGTGTCCTCGTGGCTACTTATTACCACTCTACCATTAGTTATTTTCTTCCCAAGCTGATACTATTCTATCTAATGAACTATCTTCAGCCCAATAGTCTTCTGGAACTCTTGTAGATGGAATACCTGTTGCTACTTCAAAGGCAATAATGTCTCGTAAGTTGTCTGGTTTGTGGGTTTTTTTGACTTCTTCTTCATAAAAGTAAGCTTGGTCCTCTCCCATTAGAGCTAAACCTAGAGCAAATATCAAGTCATCATGAAAACCTGTCTCTGCTTCGGCTTTACCTTTGTCATTATACACGAAATGTAAGAACTCATAACGGAGTCTGGGACATTTTATTTCTAGTTTGTTAGAAGTTATTGTATCAACTAGTTTAGCCATAAGAACTGGACGACTTTTAGCTGATGTTGTGAAACCAATGCGGTCACTAAAAGCATTTTTCATGGTATCCCACTTGGTTTCTGAGTAAATATAGGGATATTCAGAGGCTCTTATGTCTTCAATAATGGCTTGACCATAGGAGTTTCGCTCAATAACTACTAATGGTTTGTATTTTTCACATACTTTTCTAATACTTTCAGCATATTCTTTGAGTGAAATATGGTCATAAAAGGTAGCAACAAGAGTATATTTCTCTTTGTCTGTAATATCTATCATTACTGCTGCTGAATAGTCACCATTAGGGTCGCCTGAAGCTGTATCAACTCCTAGAAGATAAGCTCTATACTTATTTGGTGTAGCATAAAAGTTCCATCCAAAGTTCTTTGGAGGGTCAACAAGGTCTTTTGTAAGATGAGGGAATACAAATGTTCCTGTAGCAATGAAGGCATCTTCTGCTTTTGCTGGATATTCTTGTTTGAAAGTATGTATTGCATTGCCGCAACGAGTTCTGAGAGTATAAACAAACCAGTTTCTTTGTTCTTCTGATAAGGGATGTTCTTTTATATATTCCCATTCAGCATCACTTGCTTTCCAAGACATAGGTAAGTCTTTCTTCTTATATTCAGCATGGTCTAACCAAGACAAGAATAACTTAGAATAACCATTATTATCTTTCCAAAAAGTATAAAAGTCATTGAGACCATTGGGAGTTGTCTCAACAATAATAACTGGGTTATTAGAAGCTGTTTGGAATAAGGACTGAATAGTTGTATTCATATCATCCCAGAAGGCAGCTTCTGAAGCATGAATACGAGAGTATGTAGAACCACGGAAGTTTTGGCTATTTGCTGTACCTATCTTGATGCTAGAGCCAGTAATAAAAGCTAGCTCATTAGCAGAGGCAGCAGTTGTTTCTAACTGAAGAAACTTAGGTAAGTTAGCATAGAACCTTTGATAAATAGAATAAATATTTCTTACTGCTGCATGAGTATGAGCAACAACAGCAACTCTCATGTTTACATTGAACAAAGCTTCCCAAAAGAAACGAGCAGCAATATAAGTTGATGAACCTAACTGACGAGCTTTGAGAATAGATATAAAGCCATTCTTTTCTATTTCTTGATGAATAAGGTTCTGAGCATAGTTTAGTTTTAGTGGAACAAGTTTATCATCTTTATCTATTATCTTGAGATATGTATTTGCAAAATAGAAAAAGTCTTCCTTGCATCGCTGAACTTCAGCAAGGACTTTTATCTGCTCTTCTTTTTTCATTTAGGGTTTATTCCTTTTTGCCAGCAATAACTGCTAGGATAGCACTATCAATATCACCGCCATTTTCTGACTTATTGATATCATGTAAAAGTCTTAGAGCTTCTAGCTTTAGACGAGAACGAGTAGCTTTATTCTTTTCAGCATCATCTGTACCAATGTCTTCTTGGTCAAGAATAAAGTTGATAGTAAGAGCTTTTATATCTCCTGAAGATAGTTCTCCATAACTAGGTATAGAAGCAATAAGTGTTTCTAGTTTATTTTTAGTCTTCATACTCATCTTCTACTTCCTCCTTCATTACTTCCTTGGCTTTTGGAATAGGACGAACACTCATAGGCTTTCCAGCTTTTTTATGAGCCATCATTGCAGACATACCCTTATCCATTAGTTTTTTCATTTTCATCATGTGAGGAGCACCATATTTATATTTCATTCGTTGTAAGTCAGACATTGATGTATCTTCGTATTCACAACCTTCACACATGTTGTCTTCCATTTCAGAACCGCAGTCAGGGCATTGTCCTTTTCCGCATCTATCACAACAGGCACCTTTACCTCTAGCTTTTGGTGAAGCATCACAATGAGAACACTTCTCACCTTCAGGCATAGGATACTCACCTGTATCTTCTTCTTCACCATAGTCTTCTTCTATTTCATCCCGCAAGCGGTCACCAGAGGATGGAGAGAAGCTTATTGTAACAGAGGATATTTTGCTTGGGTCTAGTTCTGATAAAGAACCAAGTAGTTTCTCTGCTGCTTTTTTCATAGCCATTTTATCTAACATTGTTTATCTCCTTTTGTTTTGTTTTCTTGTATCTTCTTTTGCTTTACCTTGTTTTTCTAGTTCTTCTAGTGCTTTTTTAGCAGCTTCTAGTCTTGTAGTAACTTCTTGTTGAACTTTATTATAAATATCTTTTGCTTTATCTGCTGAAGGTATATCAATATTCAACTTACTAGCTAATGCTGTTAGTTCTTTTTTTAGTACTCCATAACCCCTATCAGTTCTTGGTTGGTTCAGCATTTCTTCTCTCATTACTTCACCTGAAAGAGAATATACTTTTTCACCACTTACATAGTTTCCATCTTTTCTTGAAGGAACTAGTTCACCCTTTTCATTTCTAACTACAGGAACTGAGGTTTTTTCTACATATTCCATATCTTCTAGTCTTTTATCTTTATCTAAAAGTAATGTTTTATTTTCATATTTAGGTAGCTTTTGAACTGCTACTTCTATAAGTGGTTCTAGTTCACTCATAGCTTTATCCATTACTTGCGGTTCAGGGTTATATCCTGCTTGTATCATTCTACTTCTAATATATTCTCTAGGGTTTGCTCCTCTAGGCATACTTTTCAAGAATGTTTCAACAAGGTCAAAAGCACTACCTTCTCCAGTTGCAGAAGAAATAAGAACTGGTTTTAGAGGTCCAATAACTGGTATTTTTGAAACCATTCCTTCTGCATATTCTCTAGGTTGGTCAGCCATAAACCTAGCTGGTGTAGTATTGGTTTTTGGTTCATATCTAATATTTTGTACATCTAGTCTAGCAGCTTCTGCTTTCTTTGGAACAGCAGTACTCAATGCAGTTATAGCAGCAGCAGTCTTGGGAGATACAGATAGTCTTGAACCAGCTTTACCTTTTACAATAGGAGGACCAGCAGCAGCTAACCCACCAAGACCCATAAGAAGTTCCCAAGGAGCATTAGCAAGCTCAAGTTTCTTTAGGTTTTCTTCTGTTGCTTTTCTTCTCTCAAAGTCAGGTATATCTTCTACTGGAACAACAACACTCTTTCCAGAAGCATCATTCATTAGAACTGACTTTGCACCTTTATAGTCATCTTTCTTTCTTTTTACTGGTTTACTAACTGCTTCATTCATCCACTTATCTTGTAGTTTTAGAAGCTCTCTACTTTGTTCTTCTGGAGATAAGTCTCTTAGATATTGGTATTCAGTAGGAATAAAGTCTTCAGCAACATCAGCCATAGTCATAGTAGGAGCAGGAGTAGTTTTCTGTGACATAATAGCATTCTTCCTAGTCATAGGAACATCACCAATAATAGTTGTATCTTCTAAGTTTATTACTCTATCAGCCATATTATTTACTCCTATAGGCTTCTATTTCAGCCCATTCTTTACTATCAACAGAACGAGCTTTACCGCCCTTCAATACACTCATTACTCTTGCTCTTGCCCAACCATGTTGAGAAGCACCGGGTCTATGACCAGATGAAGCCCAAGCAGCAAGACCTTTATTATATATCTTACGAAGAGCTGAGATAGGAGCATTATACTTTTCAGCTATATCTTCTAATGAACCCGCACCTTCACCTTCATTATATTTACTTTTTTCTTTAGATGGTTTTTTATCACCGGGAAGGTCAGCTTTATAAGCAGCTTTATCTCCAGCTTCATATTGTTTAGTTTTTATTTTTTGTGCTGCTTCTCTACGAGCAGCAGTTGAAGGTGATAAACCTTTAGTATATTTTGGGTTCATTCAGTTTCTCCTTATAGTCGCTCCTGCTTTAGCATTATAGACCCTAAAAGTGAAAAATAAGCCCCGTGTAAAAGAGGGGTGCTTTTTTTTTATTAGCTTGTCAAGTCCTATTTTATGCTGGGAAAAGGGTTTGCTGTCAACTACTTATATTATCTATTGGACAAAAAAAATAAAACATCAACTATCTTATTTACCCTTTGCAATAAAATATTATTTACCCTCTAAATATATCAACTTTTTTTTTCTGTCTATTCATCGTCATAACTATTGGGTTTTTTTATTGGGTTTTTTTTACCCTGTTTATTACCCTTTTTCTTTTCCCACTTTTCCCTTCGTTTATCCTTATCTGTTTTATCTCTGTTCATCTTATTTACTCAATAACCAATAACCCAATAAACATAGTGATACAAATAATACTGAGAACCAATAGACTTTCTCATCTTCTTCAGGTGGTTGAACCTTTACCTTCTTTGGTGTATGATGATAGGTTGGTCTTTTGTTTTCTATATCCGCTAGTATTTCCTTCATAGTCTTATTAGGCATAGTTACACCTTATTTACTTTTGGTTGTTTTCTTTTTCTCTTCCACAACAACTACTTCAACGACTTCCTCCGCCTTATCGCTTACTTGGTCATCAGCGACCCTAACAGCGATAACAGCGGGTTTAGTCTTTTCTAAGTGTTTCATTAGTTGTTCCATTTGTTTTTCTGCTACACAACTCATTATTCTTCTCCTTTTCCTAATATTTGGGTCTGCTTGGACCTACCATTTACCACTTTACCCCCCCTTGACAGGTTGAAAAGAAGGGGGCATGTAGAACTGGTTGATAGGGTTATTATTTTGCTACTAGACATACTGGTTTATACTACTACTTATTCTCTTACTACTAGGATAATACTGGTGCTCTCTATTGCCCCGTAAAATGCCCTATAAACTCTTGAAAGTTCTTGTGGGTACTCTTACCTACCCTCTGCTTGACAGGAACCCTAAAAGGCGGTATACTGGTGTTGTAGTCGCAATGGAGCGATGAATAACAGGGTGAGCAATGAAAACTTTGAGTGGAAAAAACTGGATGTTGCTGAATGATGTTGTCCGCGATGTATTTATTGATGGTGACTTGGTTTGTCTTTGGTTGAGTGATACTGGAGGTTTGTCTCGTTATTCTATTCCGAAGGATGAATGGAAAACTGATAAGGTTTATGGTTTTGCTTCTTCTGAGTATCATTGTAACGAGGTTCAGAAGTTCAATAAGCAACTGGGTAATAAGTCTCCCATCGTTGTATTCTATGATAATGTTGAGAAGGGAGTTTGCTTTATCAGTGAGAAAGATACAAACGAAAAGTATCTTGAAGGTTGTTTGACTGAGTTGTTGAATAACATTACTGGAGGTAACTAATATGGTTTATATTATTGATGCTACTCCTGACTGCTGTTCTTCTTTTCATCCCGAGGTTTATAAGGACTTGAATAAGGCAGTTGAACAAGTGCTTATCTATAATAAACAAGATGAGCATACTGCTTATTCTCTTTCTTCTTTTTCTTCTCTCTCCGCTTTT